CCAATAATTTTTGGTTATCACCCAAGGGTATGTACACGGCCTCTCCGTGGTTCCATCCGGTGCCTATTATGTGTAAATCTTTCCTTACCCATTCCAAGATTCTGTCGTTCAACCTGGTGCCAAACTGATCGACAATGTTGTAGAATTCATATCCATCCCAACTGTGTCTGTTGTGATGTGGTATGCCATCGTTAATCGTTAGATAACATTCGGCACCTTTAATCTTTTTGAGGGTACTGATCAGACCTGTCCTGTGCAGGTCTAGCCTAGTCTCTTCGTTGAATGATGTACCGGTGCTCACTCCACCGCCCCCGGGTTTGGCACCAACGTCGATCGAAAAGATTCTGGTATGTAATTTATAGACGGGCCCATTCAATTTACTGGTAGATGCTAGCACAGCCCCGTAAGTCTCTTCTGGCACGCAAACTGCTAAAGTTGCTTTACCTTCATTGATGCAGAAGTAAGAGCTGCCTATTTGGAGTTGCGGGACATAGGTGGTGTAACCACTGCCTGAACTGGTCACACCTATGACAGTGATGTTGTTCATGTTGTTGTTGTTTATGATGGCCAGTAAATTTTTTTCAGCCTCAGCGAACTGTGATGGTATTTGATTCCTAAGTTCTTCCATTGGGTTGTTGATGAATCCGATTGCTGACATGTTCATTTTGCGTTCCCTGTACATCCAGTTGGTGTTCCCGTCACTATCAATTTGCACTGGAGGGATAAGGTTGTGTGATCTACTGGAGAGCCTCCGTGGGTAAAACGTGATTTTTGATAAGTCTAACACGACTAAACTCACATGAGTTGGCGTCGCTTCATATACAACAATTGGTCCGTTGTTGATAGTGCTGCAGATTGTGGTGTGTGTGTCAATCACACAAGCATTAAGCCCCCAAATGTTCGTTAGACTTAATATTTCACTGTCTGTCAAACCAGCTGTATTGCGCACTCCTTTTCCCAACATCTTCTCACATTTGGTTATGAACTCATTGGGTTCTTCGCTCAAACAATGCGCTAGATGCAACAATGCACATTCGCCAGTTCCACCCAGATCCAGCCTCTCCTTGATGTTCATAGTTTCTAACTCCGATGTGCG